AGAACCTTGCCGATTGGGTCATTCCAGTTGTGACCCCAGACGACTCTTGGCTTGCGACGAATCAGGCTCTTGGCGAATGCGCCAGAAATAACGATGTCACCAACGCTGTCCTTGTTGCCGATGCCAGCAACGAAACATTCAACAACTCCCTGAGCCTGGTCAATGTTGAATTGACCGCTATTGGCCTTGAACTGAATATCCGAGAATTGTGAATTAGACATCAATAATCCTTTGCGACTAAGCAATGATAAACGACTGCTTGGGCGCACCAATGAAAGTATTGAGAGTAGTTTCTGTAAATTAAATTTGATTTACAGAAATTAGTTTGCGAATCTCCATGAGCGACGCGCCTCTGTGGCTGCGGCGTCGGCAACTGTTCGAGCAAGAAGATTTGAGAAAATTGCTACACAGTGCGCTTTGAATACTGTGCTTCTGTTTGTTTCGTCAGGGACTGGAAGCGAAGATATGTACGCGGAATTCAACGCCTGAAATGTTGACTGATTGTGTTCTTTGAATCTGTCAAGTTGCGAATTGAGTTGAGCAACAACATCCTGGCCATCAAGAGACTTCTTTGATACGCCAGCACTGTCATTGATGATTGCTGACAAAACTGGACGGATATCTTCATCCATCTGTTTGTCCCATATATCAACGTTGAAAATCGTGTCAATAGATAGGTTGCCACTTGCAAGCGCTTTGCGCGACCTTGCGCCGTTGACTTTTTCCAAAGTGACGCGTTGCTGACGCTCGATTACGCGTTCGAAGGCGCGATTGAGAATTTCGGTCCAACGCTGAAGCGAAACGCCATCTTCTTTTGTTTCGATAAACCCAAAAGCCTCTGCCGACAATTGCTCTGGTGCGGTTGGTTCTGCCGTGGTCGCCATTGCTTCTGGGCCCATCGGTGCCCCTGGAGCAGGAGCCATTGCTGGCGGTTCTGGGGGCATGCCCTGCTGCGTGGCAGCAAGTGAACCAGCCATTGTGTTTGGGTCCAACGGATTTGGCATCTGGCCATCTGGTCCTGGGCCCATTGGCATTGGAGCACCTGGCACACCTGGCATTTGACCCTGTGGCTGTTCCATCTTCTTTTCGGTGTTTGCAATTGGAGTGAGATTCGGGTTCATCAGGAGAGAATCCGCAAGGTCGCTCTCTACTGTCTTCCTGCTTGTCGCACCTCTGTACTCATTTGCGCTGATGAGACCCATTTGGAACTCATCCATGAAGTAACGAGAACGCTCCTGCTTGTACAAAATCAAAATTGGAACACTTGATGTGTCGAAGTCGACATAATTAACTTCGTCGAGTTCATCAAAACCGCGCGCCAGCAAATCAAGGTGCGGGAGCATTGTTTCGTTCCAGAAAACGCGATGCTCTTCTGCTGCGTTGCTGAACGTTCGACCAGAAGCGTTTCCGATGACAGATTCAGGGACACCGAACGCAGCAAGAATTTCTTCTTTCTGAATCTGCCTCATCTGTACATACGCGGCGTCGCGCGGATTCGCGGAAGTATCGACGTAGTCAACTCCCTCGTCCGATGAAATTACTGTCGTGTTGCCAGCGCGTCCTATGTTGCCCCTAAACCTATTGCGTAATTCATCTTTGTCGTCATCATCGATTTCGCCTTTAACAACAAGGATTCCGCCTGGACGGCCGTCGTTAATCAGATAGTTCCTGTTGTAGACCTTTGCGAGATTCTCAATCTCAATAGCAATGCCAGCAGATTCCATCGGCGTTAATGAAAGATACGGGTCGAGCGGATGTGGCCTACGAATCCACAAAACATCTTCAGGCTTCATAATCACTTTGTTGCCAGTTGGCATTGAAACTTCGAATCCAGACACGAATTTCTTTGGGTCTGGGATTGGTGCCGTTGACTGCGGTGGCAAAAGATTGAGCGCGATGATTCGACCATCACGACCCTTAACTTTTTCGATAAATGCACCACGCGAACTCATGAGCAATTGAGAAGACAGGCGGTATCTAAAAATAAAAGCGTTTTCGCCTTCGTTTGCTTTCGTGTTGAATATCTCAATTAGCGGAGAACGCGTCGCTCTTCTACCAGTAAGGATTTGTCCATCACGCGAGTTGTCTTTGCGCAATATCACTGGAAGGCGCGCTTGGTTCCCAGCAATGGCATCAATACAGCGCTGCACCCATGTAATTTTTTGGAAACCTTCGCGGTAGGCGCGCTCTATGTCCCACATGTCGTGGTACGGCTTGCCAGCAAAACCAGGGTTCATGGCTACAGAGGCACCAGGCCCCAAAGCCTTAAATGTTGCGCCGCTCAGCGACTTGTTACGAGATGAGTTCCAGGCCATTGTTTATTTACTCAGCGCCCAATAGATATCCGAAAAGTCCGCACGCAACACCTGCCACGATGAATCCAACGGGAGGCGCGATTAAGAAACCTCCAACTGCACTAAACAGTATAAATGAAACCATGAACAAATTTGCGAAGGTAGGGCGAGTAGCCCGAGACTTTACAAGGGCGAGAAGTTTCTTCATCACATACAAACCTAGCGTATAAGTTTGGTCTAGGATAGAACACAACGGAGTATCTGTGAGCGACTGGAACAAAATACTCGAATATCTTGAGCCGAAGACTCCATTGTTCTGTCCTGAAGGCCCGTCAATAAATCAAAGAGTTTTTTTAAGAACGTATTCAATCGAAGCGCTTTTTGGTGGCGCGGCTGGTGGAGGAAAGTCATCTGCGCTTTTGATGGCGGCACTTCAGTATGTGGATGTGCCTGGTTACTCAGCGATTCTTTTCCGTCGAACTTTCGCTGACCTTTCGCTCCCAGGAGCGCTGATGGACCGTTTTCGTTCGTGGATGTCTAACTATGATGATGTTCACTGGAATAACAACAGTTTCGTGGCCACCTTCCCGTCTGGGGCGAGAATCTCGTTCGGATACCTCAACAACACAGGCGACTATCTCCGCTACAAGGGTTCAGAATTCCAATTCATAGGTATGGATGAGGTCACGGAAATTCGTGAAAGTGACTACAGATACCTGTTCTCCCGTCTCCGCCGACCATCTACGGGTCCACTTTCCAGCGTCCCCCTTCGAATGAGGTGCGCCTCAAACCCAGCACCCAATTGGGTCAGACAGCGTTTCATTGTGGAAGGTTTAGAAAAGGGCAGGATTTTCGTGCCATCTCGCTTGACTGACAACCCTGGAATTGATGCTGAGTCCTACCGCCAAGCGCTTGCCGCCCTTGACCCAGTTGAGCGCCGTAGGCTTGAAGAAGGAGACTGGTGGTCAACCACGCTGGGCACGATGTTTGATAGAACATCAGTGGTTATTATAGATAATGACGAAATCCCACAAATTACGTCATCTGCAAGAGTTGTGCGCTTTTGGGACCTTGCTGCTACCGAGCCAAGTCAGGCGACACCAGACCCAGACTGGACAGTCGGGACTCTCATGCTGTTTGACCAGGGCATTGCGTATGTGCTTGACGTAAGGAAAAAGCGACTCAAGGGTGAAAAGGTCGAGCAATTTATAGCGCAGACCGCCTACGAAGATGGCGTTTCGGTGCCGATTCGGATGGAACAAGAACCTGGTTCGTCTGGCAAGGCTCTTGTTGACCAATACGCAAGGTATGTGTTGCCTGGTTTTGATTTTGGTGCAAACCGAGCAACTGGCGACAAGGTTACTCGGGCGAGACCATTTGCCGCCGCATTGTCAAACGGGAACGTGCGCGTCGTTCGTGGTGCGTGGTTGAGCGATTGGCTTGATGAGTTATCTGCGTTCCCAGAAGCCGCACCGCATGATGACCAAGTCGACTCCGCTACTGGGGCGTTTAATTATTTGACTGGCCTAGGGTTGCCACAACGGAGAAAGGTCAGTATCGTCGTCTAGGTATTTATTCCAACTACCTAGGAGAGTCTGACGATGAGTTTGACCGTCGGCGATATTGAATCGCTAAAACAGCAAATTGTGGATATGGACACAAAGTTGTCCGTATACATGGAGACCAACCCACCCGCCGAAGAAGCCGCTGAGGTTCTCGTCGCACTCAATATTTTGAAGCGCGACATGTCCGTCATGTACGACTCGTTTTCTGGTCGATTTGCATCCCTGCTTGGTAATGGTGCGGCGATTGAAACCGCATCTGGCGCAACAATCGAAAAGAAGGGTGCTGCTGACCGCAAGAAGTGGAATCACAGCGAACTTGCATCTCGTGTTGCCGAACGACTTTCCGAAATGTCGGTGGACATGGACACTGGCGAAATCGTCATGACGCCATCGCAGATGGTTCAGAAATTGCTTGATTACGCTGCTGTTTCGTATTGGCGCGTTGGTAAGTTGGGCGAACTTGGCATTAACCCAGATTCATACTGCGAACAAGGTGACTACAAGACCAGCATTATCGTTAGATTAGGAGATAAGAAATGAGTGCTCTTTACCACAACCTTTCGGAAGCGTTTCCCCAGGAAATGGAACGCACCCTCAATAAGGGTGGAACATCACTGACCTACATCCCAGTCAGCGAAGTCATCAATCGACTCAACAAGGTTCTTGGTGTCGATAAGTGGTCGTTCACGATTGTTCGTTGTGAGCGTGACGCCATTGACCCTGATTTCATTGTTGCTCATGTGCGTATCGATTGGTACGGCGATGATGCATC